TTCCCCCAGTATAAAAGACCCTCTGAAAACCCCGAGATGAAAAAAAATTCCCGCAGAAAAAATCCCCCTTATTGGTCTTTTTGGAAAGTTGTGTTTGCTGGATGGTTGGTCAGATACCCTCGGCAGATCTTTTGGAATCCGATAATGCGATATCCGATGTGTATACTTGCGGGGTGGATTGCAGTCAGACTGATTGGAGTGCTCCTCTAAATAAGTACAAGTCGAACGAAAGGGAGACGTATGTACCGCATTATTGCAAAAAACACGAAAGTAGTATTCTGCGAAGATCTGAATACGAAAGAAGATGCAGAGAAAAGTCTGTTAACCATTCAGGGTATGATAGCAATCAGTGGCATTCACACCGAGTATGTTGCAGATGACTTTAAGATTGAATACTACTCACAACGATAATATAGATTGACAAATCATTTTATTTCTTGTATACTTGAACTGAACAAAAGGTAATTATTAATGGCAAAAGGATTTACAGTAAAAGCAAAGCCGCCGACAAATGATAAGGGGCCAGAGTGGGATATTCCGGCAATCAAAGAAAGAATGAGAGGCAAGAAGATTGTCTTTTGTCTTCCAGGGCGTGGAGTATCATATACGTATTTGAAGAACTTTGTTCAACTTTGTTTTGACATGGTTCAGAATCAGATGAGTATTCAGATTTCACAGGACTATTCATCCATGGTGAACTTTGCACGCTGTAAGGTTCTTGGTGCCAATGTTCTTCGTGGACCGAATCAAATTCCATGGGACGGCAAACTTGAATATGATTATCAACTTTGGATTGATAGTGACATTGTATTCAGTACTGAAAAGTTCTGGCAACTTTGTGATCTTGCAGTTCCTGCAGAGGGTGAGGAGCGAGAGATTGTTGCGGGATGGTATGCAACTGAGGATGGTCGCACAACATCTGTTGCACATTGGTTGGAAGAGGAAGAGTTCCGTAAGAATGGTGGAGTGATGAATCATGAAACTGTTGAGAGTATTTCAAAGCGTAAGAAACCATTTACAGTTGATTATACTGGTTTTGGATGGGTGATGATTCGTCATGGAGTCTTTGAGCGTATGGAGTATCCCTGGTTTGCTCCAAAGATGCAACAGTTTGAATCTGGAAATGTTCAGGATATGTGTGGAGAGGATGTCTCATTCTGTCTCGATGCAAAAGAACTTGGTATGGAGACTTGGTGTGATCCAAGAATTCGTGTTGGTCATGAGAAGACTCGTATTATTTGATGATTAATATTCTTTACAAAGGTAGAGTCATTTATCGGGATCTCACTCATGAAGAATGTGCTGAGATCCTTGACGAAATGTCAGAAGAAGTTTATAATGGTAAGATTGATGCTGCTGAAATTGAATTGGAGGAAACTTAAATGGCAAAAATTAAAAAATCTTTGATGGGTTCGGCAATGATCGAATCACATCCCAAGAACACTCGACAGGGACAGGGGAAGCACACGAAGTATGCCGCAACCAGTCGCAACGGTGCGAAGAAGGCATATCGAGGACAAGGTAAATAATTCATTCAAGACCTCCTAGATCTAGGGGGTCTTTTTTGTATAGATAAGTTGCATGAAGGAATTCTATGAGTCAGTTAGTTGTGAACTTACCACCTCAGAAGGTGTATGTCCGTAAGGAGTATCTTCGAGATCATCAAGACGGACATGGAGAATTTGAGGAAGGTATTTGGATTACTGCAAAATCAATTCCTGGACGTGCATTTTATTTTGAGACTTATCTTCCAAAGTACGGTGCGCTTTATGATAAACTGCCCATTAGCGCGTTTCTAAGTAGACCCGAAACTCCTACTTTGGATATGGATTTACCAAATCTACAATTTTGGAATTGTATGGGGTATGGAATACGTTGTATTGAGAAACAATTTATCGGTTCAATGGATTTTGAGTTGCGAACACGTAACTATAATAACGTGAAAGGTGAATATTTGTTCACTTTGGATAATTTTCATCCTGATATTGACATTATTGATTGCAATGTGAGTGAAGTTCCCGAGGAACATAAGTCTCATAATTGCATTGAGTTGGAAAATGGGCAATTTGCCTTGTATCCAAACAATCGAATGAGAATTTATGATCTCTCAATTACTCCTGAAGAACCAAAAACTCCAGATTTCAAGGTTTCGACCAAATATTATCAAGTTGAAAACGGAATTCGATGGGGTAGACTTGGTGATACTGACGAATATTTCTGGGAAACGCCAGAAGAAAAGCAAAATTAACTCTCAAAGGAGAAATCTCATGGCAATTCAACCAAATCCAGATAGAAATAAGGAGTATATGTATCAAATGTGGGGAACAACGAACTTAATTACCGATTATTGGAGTGGAAAAACTAATAAAAATGAACTTCGTGAGGTTGTGGGAGATAATTTAAGAGAAAAACAAGAAAATAATGACGAAAATAATCAAGAAACACTTTCTGAGTGAAAAAGTTAGTTTTTACTGTAATAAATATCATTAAAATGTAGTGTTTTATCAATGCCCGTCGAGGTTCAAACTTTAAAATCAGTGGGATTTAAGGATATTAGTATGTCCTTTCAAGATAATCCACTGACTAATGACTTAATTGCTTTAAAAAATGAAAAGGCAATTGCTCAGGCAGTTAAAAATTTGGTTTTGACTAATCCTGGTGAAAGATTTTATAGACCTGACCTTGGAACGGGCCTTTCTCAATCTCTTTTTGACATAATTGACAATATTTCGGCAGCACAGGTTGCATCTTATGTTGAAAATACAATTAAAAATTATGAACCAAGAGTTAATTTGACGAATGTTACGGTACAACCAGACGCTGAACTCAATGGATTTTATGCAACTATAGAGTATACAATCGTTGGAATTGAGCCAACACAACAAGAACTCTCATTTCCTTTAGTTAAAACCAGGTAGATAAATGCCACTAGTTAAGTTTGCCAACTTAGATTTTGATCAAGTCAGGATATCAATAAAAGACTATCTTAAGTCCAATTCAAATTTCACTGATTATGACTTTGAGGGTTCAAATCTCTCTGTGATTTTTGATGTACTTGCATATAATACATACATCTCATCATACAATGCGAACTTGCTCAGCAATGAAGTTTTCATTGATTCTGCAACACTGAGAGAAAATATTGTATCTCTTGCGAGAAATGTAGGTTATACTCCTCGTTCAAGAACCTCAGCAAAGGCAAATGTAACGTTTACTGTCAACGTTGGACAGACATCTTTACTTACCTTAACACTTAAAGCAGGAATTGTTGCAACATCATCGCAAAGATTTGGAAATAGTTCATTTGCATTTGCAATTCCAGCAGATATTACCGTTCCAATCATAAATGGAGTTGCAACTTTTAGTAATATTACGATATTTGAAGGAAATTACGTCACAGAAAAGTTTACAGTTGACACAAATATACCAAATCAGAAGTTTATTCTTGGAAATCCCAACATTGACACTTCAAATCTTGTCATAAAGGTGTTTCCAACGAGTCAAGACACGTCATTTAGTCAATATAATTTCAAAAGTGACCTCTTTAACGTCACAAAAGACTCAAAAGTCTACTTTATTCAAGAAATCTCCGATGAGAGATATGAATTATTATTCGGAGATGGAGTTTTTGGCAAAAAATTAGACAATGAGAACGTTATTTCTGCAAGTTACCTTGTCAATAACGGAGAAGAAGCAAATGGAATCTCATCATTCTCGTTTGCAGGAAGAATTTTTGATAATAATGGCACATTAGTTACATCAGATATCTCCGCATTAACTGCAAATTCGTCTGCAACTGGTGGTCAGGAGATTGAATCCGTAGATTCGGTTCGTAAATTTGCAACTCGCCTGTATTCCGCACAGAACAGAGCAGTCACTTCAGCAGATTATGAGACATTGGTTCCATCAATTTACCCTGATGCAGAATCTGTATCTGTATTTGGTGGTGAAGAATTGGATCCGCCAAACTATGGAAGAGTTTATGTATCCATTAAACCCATTAATGGACAGTTTTTATCGACATCAATCAAGGATAATTTGATAGATGAACTTAAAAAGTATAGAATTGCTGGTATTGTTCCCACCATTCTTGATGTAAAATTTGTTTATGTTGAGTTTAATTCAACTGTCTTCTACGATCCATCATTAGGATCTAATCCAAGTGCTATAAAATCGACAGTTTCTGACTCTATTGATCAATATTCAAACTCGTCTGAACTCAATAAGTATGGAGCAAAGTTCAAATATAGTAAATTTACGAAGGTTATTGATGATAGTTCGGATGCAATTACGTCAAATATTACAAACATTTCAATTCGCAGAGACCTTTCTCCAGTTTTAAGTTCATTTGCAGAGTATGAGATCTGTTTTGGTAACAGATTTAACGTAAATCCAGATGGATTTAACCTAAAAACCTCAGGATTTAAGATTAGTGGAATCTCGGATACTGTTTATTTTTCAGATTCACCAAATGCAGACCTCTTGACTGGTATAATTTTCCTTTTAAAGGTTGATGAGACTACACAAGCAGGAATAGTTTTAAAGTCTGTTGGAACAATTGATTACTTTAAAGGTGAGATTTTAATTGACCCGATTCGTATTACTGAGACATCAAAAACCAATTCTCAGGGTCCAATTATTGAGTTTTCTATAAAACCTTTCTCCAACGACGTGATCGGAAAACAGGAGTTATATTTGCAACTAGATATTAATAATAGTATCATTAACACGGTCAAAGATGACATTTCATCTGGTGCTGATATCTCTGGATCAAGATTTGTATCAGTAAGCAGTGGTGCCGACACAGAAAATCTAATCAGAAGTTAAAATAAATCAATGATCAACAACAGAGTTAAAATCAGCACGGTTGTAGAGAGTCAACTGCCTTCCTTCATTGGGAACGATTTTCCGCTTGCAGGTGAGTTCTTAAAATCATATTATAGATCCCAGGATTCACAAAGTCTACCCTCTGATATTTTATCCAATATTGATCAGTATGTTAAACTTGATAATCTTACTAATCTGGTCCTAGACACTTCTCTGACGAGTTCTGTGTCCGCAAATGATACAACTATCGAGGTATCAAGTACAGAGGGGTTCCCGGACCAATACGGCATCATTCAGATTGATTCTGAAATCATCACTTACACTGGTATCACTGAAAATACCTTTACTGGTTGCCATCGTGGATTTAGTGGTATATCATCTTATCGTGCTACAAATAAACCAGATCAACTCGTATTTTCTTCAACAGAAGCAGCATCACATGATAGTGAATCCACTGTTAAGAATTTAAGCGTTCTATTTTTACAAGAATTTTTCAAAAAAGTCAAAAAGCAGATTGCTCCAGGGTTTGAGAATCGCGATTTGTTCTCAGGTTTGAATGAAAATCTCTTTTTAAAGCAAACAAAAGACTTTTATGCGTCAAAAGGTGCAGATCAGTCGTATGAGATTCTCTTCCGTGCTTTGTATGGTGAAGATGTAGAGTTAATTCGTCCCGGCGATTACCTGTTTATACCATCAGATGCTGGTTATCGTGTAACTAATGATCTTGTTGTTGAAGCAATTAGTGGTGATCCTGAGTTATTGCTCAATAAAACTCTTTTTCAGAACAAAAATCAATATTCTGATGCAGCAAGTGGAACGATTACAAAGGTAGAAAAGATCTTTCGTGGCGATAAGCATTACTATGTCTTGAGTCTTGATGCGGAATTTAAGAGAGATATTGATACTGTTGCAGGATCTATCAAAGGAAACTTTGCAATTAATCCAAAGACAAGATTACTTAATAATGTTGCAATAGGATCAACGGTTCTGGATGTTGATTCGACTGTCGGATTTGCAGCAACAGGAGAAATTGTTGCTGATCTTTCCAATGGAACATCAGTAACCCTTACATATCTTTCAAAGTCATCAAATCAATTCTTTGATGTATCGGGAGCATCACAACTACTTCCAGAAACGCAGGAGTTGCGTCAAAACAACGTTGCTTATGGGTTTACCTCTACCACACAAGAGAACCCCGTAGAAGTCCGTATAGGCGCTGTTCTGAGTGATTTAGTTCTCCCAAATGAAAACTATTTGTTTGAAAAAAACGATAAGATTGAGATTCAATCTCCTGGTAAGATTTCTGATTCATTAAAGACAAAAAATTGGTTTTATAACTTAAAAAACACACTTGATGTGAAAGAAATTACCGAATCCTTTTTTGGATCAAATTCGTATCGGATAGAGACTTATGATGAAAATAATATTATTGTTGGAGATGCTGTAGTCTTAACTGATAATACTGGTAGCGCAAATACATTTATGATTTCCCAGGTTGTTAATAAAAAAGCGTTCATTGTATCTGGCATAAATTTACCTACGAACAGAACTTATAAAGTACAAAGGCAAGTCCTTAAGGGAAATTCTTCCAAATTTTCCTTCATTTCAAACTACATCACAAATGTTCAAAACACATATTTGGACAATGATGATGTTTATGTTACATCTAATTCAATCCCATCATATCCAGAAACATCTCTCGATCCCGAAGATTTCTCAGTAACTTTCTCTGGAACTTTCTCGGGCACAGATCTTAACATTGGATCTCATCCATTTTATACTGGAGATGCTGTTGAATATGTTGGAACCGGTTTAAACATCTCAAATGGAACTTATTTTGTTAAGGTTGTAAATTCTACAACGATTCGTCTTGCTGCAAGTAAACCAAATATTTCAAATAATAACTTTTTTGTTATAAGTGGTACAGTCTCCAATGCACAATTAGTTAAATTTGGATATAGGGGACAAACTCTTGGACCACAAAAACTTATTAGGTTAGTTAGAAATTCTGTTGATACTAAGAATAAAGTATCAACAGAACCGGGGGCAATTGGACTATTTGTAAATGGTGTAGAAGCATTTAATTATAAATCACAGGATTCGGTTCACTTTGGTGAAATTGAGAATCTTATTATTACTGCAAAAGGAGATAATTATGATATTATCAATCCACCCGTATTGAATATATCAGACATTTCTGGTTCTTCGGCAGAAGGAAAAGTATCTGTAGATGGTGGACTTGAAAGAATTGAAATTATAGATCCCGGTATTGATTACCTTGAGACTCCAACAATATCAATTAGAGGTGGAAATGGACTTGGTGCAATAGCAGAAGCATCTTTGATGAAGTTCATCTATACTGTGCAATTTAACTCAGTAATATCTGCAAATCAAGTTGACCTTACAAATGATACTGTAGCATTTAATCAAATTCACAAACTCAGAAATGGTGAAAGAATTTACTATGAAACCAATGGTGGAACGGAAGTTGGTGGATTAGTTGATAAATCAGAGTATTATGTAGGAATTGTTGATGCGTTTAGAGTCAAGTTTTATAAAACTTTTGATGATGCGATTGCTGGTAAAAATATTATAGATTTATCATCTTATGGAGACGGAACTCATCAAGTTAGTACGTCTGAACCCAGGAAGAAAATATCCTCAATCAGAGTGGTTGAGAGTGGAAGTGGATATGGAAATAAGTATACTCAAACTTCACCAGTAGGGATCAATACTGCTTCCAACATTGTAAGAATTGATAATCATGGATATAGTAGTGGTGATATTGTTACTTACAATACAACTGGTACAGAGGTTCATGGTCTATCAACTGCCCTCTCATACTATGTGACCAAAGTAGATGATAATAACTTCTATCTCTCAAACATTGGAATTGGAGAAACACTAAGAGATCAATTCTATCTTGCAAAAGAATATGTTAACTTCGAAAGTGTAGGATCTGGAATACATTCATTTAATTACGAACCAATAACTGTAGAAGTACTTGGAAAAATTGGATTAACAACTACAACAACTACAAATAGTATCATATATGAACCAGAGGGCATTAGATCTGGTGTAGTAACTTTTACCGCAACAAATGGTCAAACCGATTTTAATTTTAATTACGAAGTTAGTGAACCACAACTGCTTGACGTATTTGTAAACGGCGTAAGACTTTCTTCTGACGACTATAATGCACTGAATGGAACTCAGATTATCTTAGATTCACCCTCAGCAGGCGGAGAAGTTGTAGAGGTGGTAAGTTATACCACCAATTCTAGATTGGGTCTTACAAAGGTCTCAGCGGGTGCAGGACAAACCAGTTATCCATTCCCATACAAACCAGGTTTGGTAGATGTATATCAAAATGGTATTAAACTAACCAATGATGATTATGAGTCAGATACTGGATCATTCATTATTTTAAATGAAGCTCCTGCTGCTAATGATGAGATTGAATTAATTTCGTATCATGGAGTTGATAAAAGAGAAGTAACGTACACTGCTCAGGAAGGACAAACAAGATTTATTTTTGATTATCAAGTAGAATTTGGATTGATTGATGTTTATGTCAATGGTATTAGATTGCCATCTTCCGATTATGATGCAACTAATCCAGAATTTATTACATTAAATGAACCAGTATCTTCAGGAGACCATGTATACCTTTCATATTTCTACTTAACAGATCTCAGAAATTTTGGTGATTTTGATGCAAAAATACAACCAATTTTTAGAGGAACCGTTGAAAGTGTATTTTTAACAAAAAAAGGTTCTGGTTATGGTTCAAGTAATATCCTCAACTATAACAGACAACCACTAATCACTTTAAATAGTGGTCGTGATGCAGAGTTGATTCCAGTAATTAATAGAACAACAGGTGGTATTCAAGACATTCTGATTAACAGTGGTGGATCTGGATACAATTCACCACCAGACCTAAAAATCATTGGAACTGGATCAAGAGCAGTAATTACTCCCATTGTGAAAAATGGAGCAATTTCCGAAGTGGTTATTGTCAATCCAGGTGTTGGATATGATCCAAATAATACAGATATTTTAGTTTCTGCTGCTGGTTTGGGTGCAAAATTTGAAGCTCAAATAAAAACTTGGAATGTTAATCTATTTGAAAAACTTTTACAGAGAGGCAAAATATCTAATGATGATAGTTTATTAGTTAAGAGTCTCAATAACAATTTACAGTATGCACATATAACAGCACCAAGGTTATTAAGAGAGCAAATTCAAGGAACTAGAATTCAAGATGGTAAAACGATTTACAGAAAAGATCTTGTAAAAGATTCTTCAGGTAAAGAAACTTCTACTAATTTCCATTCTCCAATTATTGGTTGGGCGTATGATGGAAACCCAATTTATGGTCCATATGGTTTCGAAAGACCAGATGGTGGTGCAGTGAGAAGGATGGTTTCTAGTTATAAAACCTCAGAGAAGGAAGGAAGACCATCTTTATTAAATTATCCAATAGGATTTTTTCTTGAAGACTGGGATTATGATGCTTCTGGAGACTTAGATGAGCATAATGGAAGATTTTGTGTTACTCCAGATTATCCAGATGGTGTTTATGCATATTTTACTACTATTTCCAATTCCGTCGATTCATCTGGACCATTCAGAGATTTTCTCCCCCCAGTATTCCCATACTTGATCGGACCAAAATTTAGATCTGAACCAATTAACTTTAACTTTAGAAATAGTTCAAATCAAGATTCTATTGATATAAATGAAACCCAATGGTTGAGAAATACTGCACCATATAACATGGTATCTAATAATTCAGAATACGATTATATGTTCAATCCAAATGATATTAAAAAACAAACCTCTATTGTTAGGTATGCTCAACCAGGATCAATTGAAGGTATTGATATTTTAAGTAAAGGTAGAGAATATAAAGTAGGTGATTCATTCTTATTTGAATCTGATACTGGAAGAGGTGGACGAGTAAAAGTTTCTTCTGTTGAAGGTAAGAAGGTTTCTAATATACGTGTTGCAACAACATACATTGAAAATGTTGAGTTTTTACCTCTCGGAAATGATGGAACTTTCTTGGGTATTGCTCAAGATCCACACTTGTTGAATAATCTTGATATTGTTTCGATTGCAGGTCTTTCAACAGATAGAAATGATTTGAAGAGAGATTTTCAAATTACAGTACAAGATAGACAACTAACCCTAGTTGCACCAATCAGTTCTATTGCAGATACTGGAATGGTTACACATTTCAGTTTTAGTAATATTCCAAGTTATCCATTCATTCTGGAAAATGATATTTTAGAACTGGGAGATGAACAGGTAAAAGTTTTAAACATCGATAGACTTAAATCTGAAATTAGAGTCTTAAGAGAGCAAAACTCTACTGTTGGAACTTCACATAGTGTTTCTGAGATTGTTTCTCAAAAATCAAGAAGAATAAGAATCAATACAAATTATGAGATCTCCAAGGCAGCAGAAATAGATAGACAATTCTATTTTGACCCAAGTGCATCAGTTGCTCTTGGATCAACTTGGGGTGTTGGAATCACATCAACATTGCCTTCTGGAGAAGAAATTCCTACAAGAACAATTCTCTTAGAAAATCATGGGTTGGAATCTGGTGATAAAGTATTGTATAATGCAAATACTGGAACCACAATCACTGTAAGAAGAAATGAAACGACTTCTCAATTAACAGATAATCAAGAGTTGTTTATTAAGAGAATTAATAATAACTTAGTTTCTCTTGCACAGACAACCAGCGATTTGTTTGTTAATGATAACCTGCTACAATTTGTTGGACTTGGTACGGGAGTCTATCACAGTCTAGAGACTGTTAAAAATAACACAATAGTAGGACAGATTGAAAGAAATAAAGTAACCGTATCTACTGCATCCACTCATGGATTATCTCTTAAGGATAGAGTAAATGTTACGGTAAATGTTGGAATTACAACTACCATTAAGGTTGTTTACAATGATTATAATAGAAGACTTGTAATCAATCCAAGAGATTTTGGATCATCGGATGTTAATCTGAAGAACGATACCATTCGTATCAATAATCATAGATTCTATACAGGTCAAAAAGTAATATTTACATCGTCATCATTAACGACTCAACTGACTAATGATAGAATTTATTATGTCGTTGTTTTTGATAGCAATAAGATTCGACTATCTAATACATACTTTGATTCTCAATTACAATTACCAGTAACCAGGAACTTTACCTCAACATTTGATGGAACAATCTCACCAGTAAATCCTCAAATTGAAATTTATAAGGATCAAAGTGTAAAATTCGATCTTTCAGATTCTTCACTATCTTATGTTGTAAATGGTTCAACAGAATCTGCTTTTGACTTCAGTCTTTATGGTGATGATAATTTTGACGATGAGTATATCACTTCTGGTGATCTTGACGAATTCAATGTAGTTAAAACAGGTGTTATTGGAATTGATTCCGATGCAAATTTGACATATACACTGACAGGTTCATCTCCAAAAATACTTTACTATGCTTTAAAACCAAAGACAAATGTAAACGATCCTATTAAGAATACTATTTTCGTTGATAATGAAAAAATTAAAGGATCTAGTTCACTAATAACAGTTCATAGTGCATATTCTGGAAATTACTCAATTACTTCATTGGGTTCAACATTCTTTGAGTATACTTTAAATTCTCAACCAGAAAAATCTGAGTATGATACTTTATCAAATTCAATAACTTATAATACTTCATCAACAGTAGCTGTTGGTCCAATATCTTCAATTCGTATTAGTGCGAGTGGAAGTGGATATTTTGATACTCCAAGATCTCAGAATGCAGTTTCTATTGCAGGAACTGAAGCAATTTTAAATCCAACATCAACAAGTATTGGAAAAATAAAGACCGTAAAAATTGAGGACATTGGGTTTGATTATCCAACCGACAATACACTACGTCCATCAGCAAAATTATCAAATATCATTAAAGTCCAAAGATTCAGTTCATTCGAATCTATTGGTATTTCTAGTGCAGGAAAAGGATATACAGTTCCACCAAAACTTATCGTTCAGGATAGTGTGAATGGTGATATACTTGATGTTGAATTGGAGTATGAACTGGGAGATACTCAAGTATCTATTATAAGAAATACAAAGGATCTATACTTTGTTGTACCAAAAATTATACCAACTAGAAATTCAAACGGTGTTGGTATTAATACTATATCTTACAATGCATCTAGTGGTGATGTTACGGTTACTCTTGTTGGTTCATTTGCAAATGTCGGACAATTCCCATTCGCAGTTGGGGACAAGGTTTTTGTAGAAAGTGTTGCAACTACATCTTCCGCAAGAGGTTACAATTCAAGTGCTTATAAGTATTCATCTTTTGATGTAACGGAAATTGATCCAAAGTTTGGTGGATTTAATGCAACGGTTACATACAATATAAGTTCCCTACTAAATCCAGGAGAAAATCCTGGTTCATATGATCCTATCAATTCTGCTGGTAGATTGATTGCAGAGAAAAATTTCCCAATTTTCGAAATTAATCTTAAGAGAAATGAGTTCTTATTGGGAGAAGAAGTTAAGAGTAGTTCTAATGCAACTGGAATTGTTGATAAATGGAATGAGGAAAGTGATAGATTA